GGGATTTAGCTTATGCTGAGTATAACTCTCAAATACGATTTGCTGAAGATGCTGGTATGTATCTGGCTAACGGCGATTATAACTGGGACGAAAGAGATAGGCGAATCGCTGCCTTTATCGGAAAGCATGGCGAAGAGCTGTATAACGAGATTCTTAACTACATCGCCACGACAAAAGAAGAGAAGGGGCTTAACCCTCTCTGGGTCAGGAAGGGGCAGGATTCTGAGAAGTTAAGCAGGGAATACTGGAATCTACCCTACAAACCAATTATCGAGATGACTCAAGAAGACTTTGACCAAGGCAATATCCCCGCTGAATACTACACCTTGTGGAAAACATATCAAGGGATGGCAGAAGTGGACAGGGAAGGCTTTATTGCATTGAATCCTGACCTGGCAAAGGACTGGCGAGCTGAATATCGAAAGAGTCATCCTGAAGCCGACGCAATGCTGGCTCTGTGGGGTTATGGTGGGAAACTTCAATCAATGGAAGCCTATAACCTTGTCATTAAGTGGGGTCAAGAATTAGGCATACCACTAGAACAAATGGGGCTAGGATTACCGCCTCAGAACTTAATACAAGATTACTTTGGCTACAACCAGCTTGGATTTAGCGGAAACAGTGCGGAATCAAAGCTGTGGAGACTGGAACATCCTGAGTTTACTAACTGGGCGGTGGAGAACTGGGACTGGGAAGGGACAGAGGAATACAAGGGAATTGAGTATTACCAGCTTCAGGTTAATTATCGAGAGGAGTTTGACAAGTACGACAATTACGGGGATATAACGTCTCCGTTATATATTTCAAATGATACGGAAAGGGCAAGTGCAAGGGAAGCAATGCTCTTTTCCAATGATAAGATGACATCTTTCGGCATGGCGCATTACACGATAGAAGCACTCCAAAAGAACATACCTGAAAATCTTGTTACCACTTTCGTTGACTTCTATGGTATAAGGAAGAAGGAAGGCGTGGACTATTCGGCGGGATGGTATGAAGATGACTGGTTCTTAATGGAGCATAAAGAGTTCTATGATACCATGTATGAATTAGGAATCTGGACGGAGCCACGAGACTTCAGCAAAGTACCTACCAGGGAAGTCTATTCACTTTACCAGACCTATAGAGGATTGCCTGAAGGACAGCCAAGATTAAACTTCAGGCATGAACATCCCGAATTGGATACCTGGCTGGTATTAGCCAAAGGATTAACGCCTGTTGGTGATAGGTGGACAACCACAGAGGCAACAGAGGCAACAGAGGCAACAGACCCAGCCTTAGCCAATAGAAAGTATTGGCTTGATATGGCTTCGCATTACAAGGATTTATTAAAGAATCTTGGTATAAGAGAAGACATAACAGCAGAAGAATTGACAGATTACCAGGCTGAGCGAATTGAAGAAGCTATTAGAGAACTTCGTGGCTATTAGCCAAATCTTGTTAAATAAGGGGTGAATCATCAAAACACACAAGATTATCAAGGTAGAGTGGATTGATAGTTCTAGTTATCATGGGTGGCAGTCTATGGATAAAATTAAGGAGTATGAGCCTTCAAAATGTATATCCTGCGGGATATTGGTTAAGGTGAAAAAGGGGAGTATTGGTGTGACACACAGTATTAGTGATGCAGAAGAGGTTGCTGAGATTATGATTATCCCAAGAAAAGCAATTCAAAAAATTGAAGTTATTTCTACTTTCAAGAAGTAAATCTAATAATATTTAGGATGGAAGGCTCGTTTAGAGCTTTTTCATTTTGAGCCAGTAAATCAAAGATGCTGGCTCTAATTATTTAGGGAGGTACAAGAATGGACGGAACTGAAAAACAGGGGGACACTCCTCAGACAACTGGGCAGTCTTCACCTGGCGAACAGGGAACTTCACAAGCCAAGACTTACACAGAAGAGGAAGTGAACAAAAAGCTAAGCGATGCTCTCGCTAAAGCGGGCAGGGACACAAAATCTCTTGAACTTAAGAGGCAATCCTTAACAGAGAGAGAAGATAGAATCAAAGGTGCCGAAGCCAAAATAGAGGCTGCCGAATTAGAGAAACTCAAAGACAATCCCGAAGCGTTGGACTTGCACAAGGCAAAGAAGGCGATAAGGGAGGAAAGGGCAGCCCTTGAACGTGACAAGGCTGAACACGCAGAGATGGTTAGGGCAGCACAGAAAACACAGATGGAAATCGAACTCTGGGAAATCGCAACAGGAGAGAAGATTGACCCTGTGCTTCTTAAGGATACCATGGAAGACCTTAACCTATCTACTGTTGAGCAAGCCAAATTGTTGGCGAAACGGCTGAGTGGGAAGAAAGAAGTCTCGCCCTTCAATCCTATTACTGGTGTGACATCTGGCCATAAGGACTCCATGGAAGGGAAATCAGCACGACAACTTTTTGCTGAAAACTTCCGAGAAAGAAAGAAAAATTAGGAGGACATAAATGGCAATTACAGGATATTTTTCTACCACTACTGAAATGAACAAGCTGGTGAACTCTAAGTTACTAGCTGGCATTGTTCAAGAAATATACGAGGTCGGCCAACTTTTGCCTATGCTGCCGATTACCACTATTGATGCCTATACCTTGAAGTGGAATCGGGAGGGCGACTTGCCCACCGTCTCTGCCAAGGCCAAGGGTGAGGAATATGGATGGAAGGAAGTGGCAACCTATTCTCAGGTTCCCCTCGGACTGAAGGAGTATGGCGACCAGTGGGCATTGGTTAAAGGTGCTCAGGAGACCTACAAAGACCCCAATGATTACAGAGCGGTTATACAGGCTCAAATCATAAAAGGGGCGTTGCGAACCATTGAAGACCAGCTTATCTATGGCGATGCAACCACCTATCCCAAGCAGTTTGATGGGCTAGACAAGCTATGTGCTGCTACTGGCGCTCATGCTTTTGGTGCAAACCAAGACTATGACATGGGTGGTGCTACATTTGGCTTGACCATCGCTGTGTTACTAAAGTTAATTCGCCAATGCAAGCCAAGGCCAAGTGTGCTGCTGATGACTGGCCAAATGCAAGACCAGCTGTTTATCTACTCTATGGGTAAGGCTGGGGCAATCGTTATGGCTCGTCAACCTGATGAGTTCGGCAAGATGATTTCCTATGTCAATGGTATCCCCATTGTCATATCGGATTATCTGGCTGCCGAGAATGACAATATCGGTGGGAAACTGGGTTCTGGTAACCTGGTGAGCATGTATGCTCTCAGGACTGGCTCGGTTGAAGATGGTGGAGTTAGTCTGGCTCTTGGTGGTTCAACTGGTGGTAGAACCTTCTTTGAGGTTGACCAGTTTGAGAAGTTGGAAGGCTACAATGCTGAAGGTATAAGAGCTTACTGCTACTGTGCTTTAGCAATGGGTAGCACCAAAGCGGTGGCCAGGGTTCACAGTATTGACCAGACCGTCGCTATCACCTAAAGGCTTTGGGGGGTGAGCCTTAAATCACCTCCCTTCTATTTAAGGAGGTAAATATGCCTGCAACTTCAAAAGAACAAAGAACGCTCTTTTGCATTGCTCTTTCGATTAAACAGGGCAAAACACCCGCGTCTTATAGCGCCCAGGCTGCTAAGATGGCGGAGTCAATGTCCGAAGAACAGTTGAAAGAGTATTGTGAGAGACCAGTCAAGGGGTAAACTATGAAACCTTTTTCTGCAATACGAGAGATAGCAAGGCAACTACTCCGCGATGAGTTTCAGGAAGATGCGGACCAGGAGTTCGCCGATGACGAATTAGACTTGCATATTAACAAAGTGCTGGTGGAAATCTCCAACAAGAGACCCTATGAAGTCAAAGAGACAGTGGAATCTGACGGCACAAGGGAGATAGTTCTAGACGCCATTAAAGACCTAACTGGCGACAAGGTGATAAGGGTGGAGTATCCCACTGGGAATTACCCGCCCAGTGAATCGAAGTTCAGTATCTTTGGGAATACTTTAACACTGGAAAGTAAACCGACTTCAGGAGAGAACATCTATCTATATTGCCACAGGGTTCACCAAGTAACTGAATCTGCATCTACCTTGAGTCCAGATTTAGAGGAAGTCTTGATAAAAGGCGTTGTGGCCAGTGCTGGGATGGCGTTCTTGAATAACACGCGGAAGCAGATAGTGCCAAGCTCCATGAGGCTCTACCAAGCGTGGGTGGACAGACAATCCATTAATTATCAAATCAGTCTGAATCAAATAACCAGGCCAAAAGCCTGGGAGTTTTAAGGAGGGAAACATGAATCTATTAAGAACATTACAGAATCTATTAAGAACACTACAGAATCTATTCGGCTTAGGGGGGAAGTTGACTGCTACGGCTATTCTAACGACAAGACATCTTATCCCCGACCCCAGGGGAAACATACTCAGCCAAGACGGAGTTCTTTGCAGGGAGATTACGAGGGACAGGCGGAGAGCGACTAGGTGTGTAACC